AGTGGCGATTAATTTCAGCTACAACGACCCAGAGTGGGCGTCCTATAGAGTAACATGATGGGATGCCAACCCCCATGAAGCGATAGAATGAGTCGCGTGTTAACTTTGTTCGACATTAAAATTCCAAGGTAAGTCGTTGTTTACTCCACAGTTTGGAACTGTGTTCTAAGTTTTTACTACTTTTTAAGAAAAAGTTTACCTAGAGACAACTAGAGTGAAATCAATCAAGGTGAGTCTAACACCTGTAGAAAAATGACACCCCCCCCCTATATGTTTAAGTGAATTAGTAGCAGTGTGCTACACAAAAACAAAATAAAAATCTGTATATTTTATATTTCGGCAACTACATGATTAGTTGACCTCCATTTTTGTGAAAACAGAAACTAGAAAGAGAAAAGCATCTTTTATTAGTATTTTTTGCAATGGTTTTCACCGTTAGAACGATATTAGCAATTTGATTTTCCAACCTCTCCGCTCCGATTAAGGACGACGTTAAAAGGAAAACAATGGTATATTACAGCTGCAGTTGCAGCCGAGGATAGCCTGGCAATCAAGTATAAGCAAAAGAGAAAATTTGAGGTGGGTTGTAAACTCAACTAGCATATGATGGAGGGCAAAGACAGCTCCATCAACCCGGGGCCCCTGTGCCCCACCCCAACACAAGAACCAGACACAACCAAATGATTTTCCCGAGATTTTCCAAGCGATCGCGTGTCTACATTGACAACGCCAAAGAAGTTTTGGGAGCAGCAGCAGTTATGATTGTTTCGAAGCAACTCGAGTACAGCGGCTACGAGGGACCTACCCTCGTCGACGCTCTCGAATCAGCTCATGCCTCATTCCGTCCCCTTCCAATCCAAGTGTTTGTGAAGGTGGGTGGAATCACTCAAGTCGCCATTGTGAGCGACAACCTCATGCCGGTGTATGAGAAGATTTACGGAGCGTTCGTTCGCTCTGACTTTTTCCTCACCTGGAACGGTAAGCCTCTGTCCGTGACGTCCAATCCCATTGATTTGGGAATGCACACAGGAGTTACCATCACGTGTACCTTCCGCCAGCGAGGCGGTATGCATGCCGTGCGCATCCGCATCCACGAGAACTACTTCGGTAAGAAGTCGGTGTTGAATGTTTCCGGTTTGACAGACACTCCGGTTCGACCCCAGTTCTTGCAGCGTCTTGGCGCGCAGACCACCATGCCGTGGACTAAGCCGTTCTCGCAACGTGCTTCGGAGTACCACTTGGTGGCTGAGTACCTCAACCAACCCCGGTATAAAGCGAGTCTTGACGACGAGCCATCGTACAGAAAGGGCGATTTCGCAAAACATGGTGGATCCTCTGCCCGATTGCAGAAGCAGATGCGACGCACAAAGAACGCAGAGCTTCAGAGCCTCGACGTTGACCCCAAGGCCTTCCTGGAGAAGTTCACAGACCCAGAGGTTCTCAGCTTCGTGGAGGATGTGACTCTCTTGTGCTTGCAGCTGTTGCGTGCCAAGTCTAACCTTGATCGCGCTCTTGCCGTGACTGTGTTCATCAAATTGCGCACAGGGACTTCACTCATCTCGGGTGTTGCAACCATCATCTCTGACATTGCTTCAGATCTCTTCACGCCTCAACTACAGAGTGCTGAGGATGTGCTGCAGCATGTGACAGACCTGCGCAGTCTTGTGAGTCAGTGGGAAACGCTCCAGGAGAGTTCGGTTGTGCAACAGATCACGAAGGTGTACAAGTATGCCATCGCCCTTGGAGTGTTTGCCCTTGTGGGTGTCAAGATCGATGAGAAAGTGGCATACATCTGCAAGAAAGAACTAGCTTCGCCACTGATGGGCATGAACTTCATGGCCACTGTTCTGGATACTGTAGCCATGTTCATCCAGCGCGCTCTCATGTTTCGCAAGACAGGGAAGTGGGAGTCCTTCATCCATGGACCGCAGTCCTTCGCTAAGTGGTTCGATGCATGTCAGAAGGTGAAGAGGGAATTTCAGTTTCGTGGCGACCTAGAGGCGCAGGGAACTAGTTACCACAAGTTCGTTGGTGACCTGAAGCAGTGCGTGGAGGAAGGCAAAGCCATCCTGAAGTTTGGAAACAAGACGTCGGGCATGGAGGTGATGGGAATTAAAAAACTCCTCAACGACATGCTCATGATGCAGGCAGAACTCTCGACATTCCGTGAAGCGCAAAAGTCACGCCGTCCTCCGTTCGGACTGTTGGTGTACGGAAAGACGTGCGTCGGTAAGTCAACGTTCACCAGCATGCTCTATCAGTTCGCTGGTAAGTTTTGGGATCTGCCAACGTCGGATGAGTACCGCTACACCCGCAACACGTGTGATGATTTCTGGTCAGGCTGGGACTCGATGAAGTGGTTTCTTCTACTTGATGACATCGCTTTCGGTGAGCCAAACAGCAAGGTGGTTGACAATTCGTTGACTGAGGTCATTCAGATCATGAACGATGTACCTCTGGTTCCGAACCAAGCCAGTTTGGAAGACAAGGGACGTAACCCACTTCGAGCCAAGATGGTGGTCGCCACGACCAATACGCGACACTTGAACGCACACGCGTACTTCGCATGCCCCATTGCTGTTCAGCGCCGATTTCCGTTCGTCCTAGTGGTTTCGCCCAAGGGGATGTACGCTCGTGATGATGATCCGGAGATGATCGATCCGTCGAAGTTGCCGCCGATTTTGAATGATTGGCCGAGCTTTTGGAACATTCGCGTGGAACGGGTTGTGGCTTCTGGCGGCTCTCATGCCACCTATGAGGAAGTTCGCACATTCTCAGAGACTGACCGCTTCTTTGAGTGGTTAGGAGATACCATGCGTCAGTTTGAGAGCATTCAAACCCGCGCCGGTGCTGGCATTCTCGCCATGCAGGACTTCAACCTGTGTCGTGTGTGTTGTCAACTGGAGCACAAGTGTGTGTGCACCATGGTGCGCGACTACGGTCTTCAGACTCGTGAGTACCAGATTGCTCAAGGCTATCAGGTGGGAGAGAAGTTCTCTCGCATGGTGGAAGCAGACGGGCAGACCTGGTTGTACGATTTTGTACCGCATAACGATGGAGTGCACAATTACGCCATGACAACGACCGTCAGCCGAGACGATGTTGTTCTGCGTAAGTTCACCGCTCTAGTCAAGGTGGTGCAGGATGCTAAAGTGGTGGTCCAGAGCTCAGACGCCGACATGGCTGACGTTCTCGGAGAGATTCTTCGCATCCAGGGGCGCAAGAACACAGGACGTGTGATGAAAGCCATCCATTGGTGCGCTGACGTGTATTTGCGCGCTTATGTGCGTTCTCGCTTTGTCCGACGAGCGACTAATGCCGCCATGGAGTGGTCCTTGGCGCGAAAGTTGCTTTTGCGTGGATTCAGATGGTACACTAGCGAACGCAGCGAGTACTACGTGTGGCTGGCGGATGCCTTTCAGTCCTGTTACATGAACCGTCGGTGGAAGCTGGTTGTGGGAGGATTGGCTGCTGCCACCGCTATGATCACCACGTACGGACTTTACAAGTCGGTGACTGCACGTGTTCCCAAGGTCCAGGGACTTCGTCAGTCTGTGGCTGATGACCACTTCGAGAAGACTGAGCGTGTTAACGTTTGGAAGCGTGACGACTACCAGACCTCGTCCATTGATCGGTCCGAGCTTAGTGCTTCTTTTGCGAGCCTTTCTCACGACCAAATCATCAAGGTGGTTGAGCGCAACACTGCTCGCGTCAAGGTGTCCAATGGCATTAAGGCACGTGAAGGAAACACGTTCAGCCCATGCGGGCACCTCTGGATGACGAACAACCACACCTTGTTTTCGGAGGGAGATCTCGAAGTCACTCTGTCGGTGATGCCCCACGTGCAGGGGGCTTCAACCAACGTAGTGTTCAAGTTGCGCCAGGTGGACATTCTTCGTGTGGTCGAACGAGACCTAGCGTTCTTTGAGGTGCACAGTTGGGAAACGAAAAGAGACTTACGAAAGTTGATTCGTGTTCCGACACTTCGAGGAGCCTATACGGCCACATATGTCACACGCACAAAGGGCATCGCGACTAAGATCCGCAAGGTGAAGTGCGCAGTGCAGAGCGTCAAGGAAGTCCCAGAATTGAACACCACTCTCAACACGTGGACGGGATGGACCGATGACGCTACGGTCGTTGGAGATTGCGGTTCACCTTTGTTTGTTCACCAACCAGTCACTGCGATTGTTGGCATTCACGCTCTGGGTAACGTGCATGGTTCGGTGTGGGCGACAGAAATCGACACAGAAATCATCGAAGTCGCTCTGAAGCATTTTGACATGCCAGTCGTTCAATGCTCCGCGCCTGTCATTGATGCCGATAGCCGACCCAAGGTGTTGGTCGACTTACGTCAGAGGTCTCCTCTCCGTTGGCTAGAGGGGGGATCACTGAACGTCTACGGAAGTTACTCCGCTATTGCAGTGACATCACGATCGAAGGTGCGACCAACTCTTTTGGGACCACACATCCTGAAGGAGCGCAAATGGGAAGTAGATTTTACCGCCCCTCAGTTGCGCGATTATCGTCCCTGGCGGCACGCACTAGTGGACTCGACCCAGAAGAAGTATGGGTCGTTGAGTGGTTCCACTATGAAGGCTATTGCACAGGCCTACACTGACGACATTCTCGAGGCGCTGCCACAAGATGCACTCGGTGTGCTTGAACCATTGTCAGACAAGGCCACCGTGAACGGCATTCCCGGTGTTCGCTTCATTGATAAGATGAATTTCAAGTCATCGATGGGTGAGCCGTACAACAAGACCAAGAAAGCATACCTCACCGGTACAGAAGGTGAGATGAAGTTCGACGATGAGGTTGTTGCACGCATTGAGCGCATCAAAGCATCATACGCCAGAGGTCAGCGCGCCTGTCCGGTTTTCAGTGGCAAGTTGAAGGACGAACCCCGAGCGACGAAGAAAGTGGCTGAGGGTAAGGTGCGAGTGTTCACAGCGGCGCCAGCTGATTGGAGCTTCGTAGTGCGTCAATTTCTGTTGCCAGTGGTGAAGCTGATGCAGGAAAATCCGTTTGTCTTCGAAGCGTCGCCCGGATGCACCGTACAGTCGCTGGAGTGGCAGAGCTACTACAAGTTCCTTACCCACTTTGGCTTCGACCGCATGGTGGCCGGTGATTACGGCAAGTTCGACAAGAAGATGGAGGCGTTGATCATCCTTTTGTCTTTTCGTGTCTTGCGCAACTTGTGCAAGGAGGCAGGCTGGGAAGCGGATCAGCTGATTGTGGTTGATTGCATCGCAGAAGACACAGCGTACTCCTTTGTGAACTTCGATGGTGACCTGGTCGAGTTTTTCGGGTCTAACCCGTCTGGCCACCCACTCACAGTCATCATCAACTGCATCGCCAACGCACTGTACATGCGTTACGCTTTTGTCGAACTGTGCCCGTTTGAGGGGTCAGTGTATGAGAAGGCGCGGCGATTCAAGGACCACGTGCGATTGCTCACGTATGGTGATGACAACACCATGGGAGTTTCACGTGGAGCTGACTGGTTCAATCACACAGCCATCCAAGCGGCCATGACCAACATTGGTGTTGAGTACACCATGGCGGACAAGGAGAGTCATTCTCGTCCCTTCATCCACATCAGAGAGATCTCGTATCTTAAGCGATCGTGGCGCTGGGACGAGGATGTTGGGGCTGTCGTAGGACCGTTGGAAGAGGTGTCCATCCACAAGATGCTCACCATCTGTAACCCGTCAGGTGATGAGTCACCCGAGTTGCATATGGCCAGTGTCATGACGTCAGCGCTGAACGAGTGGTTCTGGCATGGGAAGAAGAAATTCGAAACGGAGCGCGAGTGGCTGTGGAAGCTTGCGCAGGACCACAATCTCACAATGGAACTAGAATTCAAGGGTTTTCCAACGTGGGACCAACTGAAAGAGCGATTTTGGTCAGCTTCCAAGGGCGTGGAAGGAGCCGAGATTGGGTGTGTTGTAGAGCACCCGCGCAGTGTGCTGCCGAATTAGTCTACACCTCCTGTGCGATCTGTGTATTAAATGTTATGCGTTTCGAACTAGTATAAGTGTGCGTACAGGTTGTAAGTCCACCCTTCAGGGGGTTCGCCTTTTTAGGAGTGAGGGTTAGGGATGCCCACGAAAACGCGAACTTGCATGTAGAATGAGTCATCTCTTGCATTTTAAAAAGGCTTGCTAAAACAACAAACAACAAACAAAACAACAAAACAAAGAAACAGAATGCTCCACCGTTGGAGCGCTATGAGTGCCCACACTGTGATCATGTGATGATTATGGGGGACACAAGAGTAGAATGTGAAGATTGTTGCCCATGGAAGTGTGTGGTGCAATCCGAAGAGACGTTGCTGGCCCCGCTTGTCGAGCAAATGGCTACGACGATGGAGCAGACCACCGCTTTTATGGATGCGAATCCAGGGAGTACGACAGGGACAGGCGCCTCGCCGCTCGATTATGAGATGGCAGATGCACAAACTTCCGCGGACTTGAAATCCTTTCTGTCGCGTCCAGTGCGCATCGTAACCACCACGTGGTCGCAAGCTGCGCCACAAGGGACGTTAGGTGCTGCGTTCTTTCCATGGACACTGTTCCTCAACAACGCCTCCATCAAGAACAAGCTGAGCAATTACGCATTTTTCCGAGGAAATCTCAAGTTGAAGATCATCACGAACGCTTCGCCGTTTATGTATGGATCTTTGCGAGCAGTATACAAGCCACTGCCGAGTTTCTCAGGAAATGCTATTGCCTCTAGTGTTCCGTCGTCGTTGATTCCGTATTCGCAACGTCCAGGTGTTTGGATCACACCGGCGCACAGTGAGGGAGCGGAGTTCACCTGTCCTTTCATCTATCCACGTTCGTTCGTGCGAACTGGCCTGGCTGGTGAGATTGACGAGATTGGTCAAATGGTGTTCCAGGTGTATAACCCGCTAGCGAGTGCGAATGGTTCCACTAGTTCGGTCACTGTGCAGGTGTATGCGTGGATGGAGGATGTTGTGCTTGCTGGACCAACTGTCGGAGCAGTCTTGCAGGCCGATGAGTATGGTGCGGGCGTGGTTTCTGCTCCTGCATCGGCTGTCGCTGCGGCCGCATCCATGTTGACCAAGGCACCATTCATTGGGAGGTTTGCGAAGGCAACGGAGATCGGGGCTTCGGCAACGTCACAGATTGCGAAGCTCTTTGGGTATACAAATGTCCCGGTGATTGAAGACACAAAGCCAGTTCGAAACTCACCATTCCCGTCGTTGGCGACCGCTGAGATCGGGTACGTGCATGACAAGCTGGCGTTGGACGCAAAGAATGAGTTGTCTATCGATCCCTCCATCGCAGGATTGGGGGGTGAAGATGAGTTGACTGTGGCGTCGTTCGTTCAGAGAGAGTCGTATTTGGTTGGTGTCGACTGGTCGAGTGCTTCTCCTCCAGATACTCCTCTTTTCACGAGCGTGGTCTTGCCGCAGCTGTCATTTTACAGTGGCAACACGATTGATTTCACGCCCATGGCTTTGGTTTCGAACATGTTTCGCAACTGGCGCGGCGACATCATCTTTCGCTTCAAATTCATTGCGTCTCCCTTCCACAAGGGGCGTGTGCGCATCAGCTACGACCCTCAATCGACAGCCATCCAGACTACAGGAGACACTGGACCCTTCGTGCTGAACAGAATCGTTGATTTGGGAGCGGAGACTGATGTCGAGTTCAGGGTTCCGTACCAACAAGCTCTTCCATGGTGTTACACTCTCGCAAGTAACCAAACTCAGGTGTTTTCAACTTCAACTTCACCCACGTTAACCATGACTGACACCTTTCACAATGGAATGCTTTCCTTGAAGGTGTTGACCGCTTTGACGGGCCCGACCACTACTGCCAGTGTGGGGGTGCAAGTGTTCGTGCGTGGAGCAGAGAATTTGGAGTTTTCAAACCCTTCTTCTGCTCCGTCCGACCTTTCACCCTATGCGATTCAGTCTGAAGAGTACTACGACAAGGGTAATGTCGTTTCCGATGATATGGGAGATATATCGGATGCCTCCGCCCATCGTGCGCTGGTGAATTTTGGTGAGAGTGTGAGGTCGCTTCGGACGCTGATACGACGTCATAATTTGCTGGATACGACGTACATTGGCCCACCAACAGCGACAACTGCAGGAGTTTATCGGATTGACCAGACACGCTTTCCCGCGTATTATGGTTATGATCCGTTTGGTTGGAACTCGGCTAAGGGCATCAATGTCCCAGCGTCGAACTTCAACTTCAATTTCCTCAACGTTACTCCTTGGCATTTGCTTGCCCCATGTTTCCTTGCGCAGCGAGGGTCCATGAATTGGGTTTTTAACCCCAGTAAAGGCTCGTTGGGAATTGTATCGAGAATTTCACGTAACAACCTCACGTTCGGTACGTACTCCAACCAGTATGTGTCTTCGCCAAGCACTACAATCAACTTGGTTGAGGCGGCGTATTGGAAGAACTCGCGCTCGACTGCTGCTGGTTCGTCTCTGACGCACACCAACACCACGTCTGGCCACGCGATAGTGGCACCAAGTTACTCGGCTTTCAAATTCCAGTCTACCAGACCGCAGGGCTCCACCAACCCTTCGGCCATTGGTTCGGCTAGCTATGATGGCACTGTGTACGATACGCTTTCCGTGGAGTTCCCTTATGATGCGAACAACAATTCGCTGAATGGAGTAACCATAGAACGATACTTTGGCGTCGGCGCAGATTATACGTTGCATTTCTTCATGAATTGCCCAACGTTGTTCTACGTTAATGCTGCGCTTGTCGTTCCAGCTTAAGTACAGAAACAGTAACTTACATGTTCTGATGTAGCAGACCCTACATTAAGATCAGTATAAGAGTCTAGGAGAAATCCTGAAGAGTGGGGGTACCCACTCATGCATATAGCGACGACAGTGTCGCGCGCAATCAGAAGCGTATATTCTGACGCAGAGAATACCTGCCTAAACAAACATAATACCATACCTACGTGCAGGATGGGGCGGAACATAATTCCGCCGGCCCAGTCTGGGATCAACTTTTGACGAATGTTATAAAATGGTCCGTTGTGGGCCTCCCTTTAGCATTTGACGATTGTTTTCCAGGCTGTGCCACCAATTAGCACAGAC